GATGAGTTCCTTCTCGCCCATCGGATCTTCCACACCCACGCGGTCCATCGCACGCTCTGCCGACCAGAGGCGGTTCTGTACCAGGTTGATTGCGGTGCTGGCAAGTTCCAGCGTGTCTCGTGGCGTGAGTTCTGGGGCAACGATCTCAATGCGGTATTCGCCCGCAATGAGCGACTTGACGCCTGGGTCCTTTGCCTCCCAAATGCGAGCGCACATCTCCCACACCTTCTTGAGCCAGGCGTAGTACACCTTGCGCTTTGGTGCGAGTCGTGACTCGTAGTTAGCGATAAGCGCCGCGATGGCGCGGGATGATCCGAGTACCTGTGCTGGAGCAAGTCCGAGCAGCAGGTCGTTGAGGCCAGTTGCAACGGTCAACTCTCGGTCGATTCGTGCAACGTATGCCTCAATCTGGAACTGAGGAATGAATGGCTGGATGGCACGAAGTTCGTTGCCAGGTCCAGGGGTTGCCACGCGACCAGGCTTTGGTAGCGCGTTCGGTGGTACCTCGTCAGGAGCCTCAGCACCGACCAACTGCCACATCTGTCCGCCCACGATGGACTGGATCATTTGCGCCATTGCGGTGATGCGCTCGTCCTTCTCGCGGAGGAGCTGCTCTGGATCGTAGAGCGCAGGCTTGCCGTATGGGCTGCCTGGGATCTTGCCGTTTGGTAGGTGGATGTAAGGGATCTGCCCGCCGTACTCTGGGTGCGCTTCGTTCTTGACGAGCGTGTTCCCCACGTAGATGGCGTTGTATACGAGCGGAGCCTTGCCCGCACCCTTTGGCACCTTGTACCAGTAGTCGTAGACTTCCACCTGCATCTGCTCGTAGGCAGTCTCGCGGCGGAGTGGGTTGCGCTCAAAGGCATTCGCCCACACGTTGCCGATTGGGTCAGCGTGGCTGCCACGGCTCGTGTACGGGAACCACTTCTCGCCCTGCTTCACAGGGATTACGTCAACGCCGTAGTCCTCTTGGATGGACTGTGGTGACATCCCGTAGGTGTAGAGCGCCCAGTCTAGGCGGTTGTAGTCGCTGTTTCCGAAGCCAAGGTAGAGGTTCTCAGGGCGCTCGATGATAGAGATCTTCGGTACGCGCTCAATCGGGTCCCAATAAATCTTGGCAGCCGTGTGTCCGTAGAGTTCCTTGAGCAGCGCAGCCTGCTCCATCTGGAGGTCCATCTCGTTGGATTCCCACCAACGGAAGAACAACTGCTCACGGTAGGATGCCGCAATGCGGTCTTCCTTGGTTGAGCCAGTTGGCACGTAGTTGATGACTGGTCGTACTGCCTGAATCGCCGCAGGGATCTGGACGTAGGCGTGGTGGATGTTGACGGAGACGTGGGCGCGGCCAGCAAGGCGGGCGCTTGGGTCTTCTGACCAGTGGTCTGCACCACCAAGGGTCATCGTCTCTGGGTGGTAGAGGTTGTCCATTCGGCGGAACAGCGCCTTGAGGCGGTTCTGCTCTGGGTCAACCAACTGCTTGCGACCAAGGATCTCCTGAAGCAGCGTGTAGTCGTCGCTGTTCTTCGGGTCTAGTTCCTGCGCAACGAGTGAGGACTCCAGCATCTTGAGCGATGCGGCCTCTGACGGCGACAACTTCTCAACGTTTGGCTGGATGCGGAGCGTCCCTCGACCACCCTTCAAGCCAGCAGAGAATCCGTTGCCAGCCTGTTGTGGGGACTTGGAGGTAGCGTTGAATGCGGCAGGAGCAGTGGCGATTGGAGCGCCGCCACCGATGCCAATGTTTGGCGCACCAGCGGGGGAGCGGAGGGTGCTGCCGCTGGTGCGGTTAAGTCGTACTGGCGTGGTTGGGACTGGAGCAGCGCCGACCATTGACTTGGTGATTCGCTGACCACGGCTGAGCTTACGAGCCTTGTCAAGGGCGGAGCCAATGGCTGCGACCTGCTCTGGGGTGGCGACATCAGGGTCGGTCGTATACTGTGCTGGTACGCCTCGTGTACCTTCGTATGCCGCTGGGATCTTTCGGATCTTAGCCATCAATCACTTGCTCCAAAATAGGTGAAGGTCGGATTCTCTACGCCCTTCTCAGGATTCCGCAATGCGTGTCGCACTGCGATTGCCAATGCCATTACTGCATCTTGCTCTAGCTTCTTGTCGTCCAACTTGTAGATGAGGAGTTGTCTCTTGAGTTCATCCCAAGGACCGCCCATCGGAAGTTCTAGTTGCCCCTTGTCGATTACTGCCTTGAGGTCGTTGAGGAGTTCCACCTTCTTCGCCTTCGTCCCTCCGAAGTCAAACCCTCGGAGTGGGCGGATCATTGAGAACTCTTGCTGGAAAAGCCTGCCACCTAGCCCCGTGGAGTCCACGATGGTGGTGCAGAAGGCTCCGTCTTGGCTGTAGAGAAGATGCCCCTCGCGGACCATATTCACTACCGCAGAGATGCTCTGCTTGCCGCCGCGCTTCCTGATCCGCACACCGCGAATCCTGTTGCGGCTGGTAATGTCCAGCGTGATGGCCCACGTCGCATCGTGCGAGATGCCTGGGTCTACGCCCTGAATGTATCGGTGATTCCGCTCTGGCTTCACGTCATCATCAAGTGTCCTGTAAGACGCAAGGATTGACTGGCTCCAGAAGAAGGCATCGCGGGCTTCAATGAAGTACCCGTCAATGTTCTGAGGAATAAGATATTCGGCTTGCTGGCGAACAACGTCATCAAAGTTGTTCTGCGTCAGTCCGTATCCAATGTTGTCGCGGGTGGAGAGTCGGAAGCTGATGAACTTCTCATCCTTCCCTGGGTTCTCAGGATTACCCTTCTCCCAGAGTTCCGCGTAATCGTTGATGCCTTCGCTTGGTGTCCCGATGAAGTGGAGTGGTCCACCAGTGGAGAGTCGGCGGAGGTTGAGAACCTCTTGGTAAATCATCAACAGGTGTGGCTCAAACGCCGCCTCGTCAAATGAGATGCCATTCATATCCTTACCGAGGAGAGCCTTCGCTCGATCCTGTGTGGTGCGGAAGTGGATGCTTGCGCCACCGAGTACTGGGTTTACCTTGACCCACGCATACTCGCCTCGGTACTTCTTCTGGGTCTCAATGACCTTGCCGAGTTCCTGGATTATAGCACATCCGCGACCACGCTGCGCTGGGTGCGCACCAGAGAGGATGGTCTCAATCTCTCGGAAGACTAGCTCTGCGGTTTCCTGCTGGATGCCTACGTGGTACCACTCGTATGGGGATTCCGACCATCGTCGGTGGGAGTCTGGATCGCCTTGTGTGGGGTTGGCTAGTCCTAGTTTATATATCGCGTGATGGAGGCACACAACAGCCATAGCAAGAGTCTTTCCTGCACGGTTCCCAGCGGAGACCACCGTTGTGATGTACCGAGGACGATAACCCGTTTCGTCTCTTTCACTGCACGCCTTCCACCAGGCTACTTGCCCAGGATTCCCTTCAATGCCAAGCCAGCGACGAGCAAAGAACTCAATGTCGCCTCTACCACGAGCAAGGTCAATAGCAACTTCATTGGTTAACTGCTTCAAGACTTCTTCGCCTTAAGGCGAGATGAGATGTTTTTAGCCTTGGAGCGAGCATCCGCCTTACTGCTTGCACCCCAGGCCTGAAGCGACAGAAGGAGTCGGGTCGGCTTCCCCTTCGCATCGCGTTCAGGACCTGGAGTATTTCCCATTCGTGCGAGGAATGATGCGCGTCGCGGATTGTCTCCGCCCTTGACTGGAGCCTTCAATGTGCCGCCAGTCTGCGCCTTGTACGAGGCCCGACCCTTTGCGTTGAGACCACCCTTTGGGTTCTGTCCCTCTTTACGCTGCCACGCTGCTGTTTTCATTCTTTTACCTCGTTGTGGAAATATAGTACTTCTGCGACCCTTGTGATCTTTCCACCGTGATCCGCAAGACCGTTGATGAATGTTCCGTCTGCTTCGTAGTGTCGATCTTCATATCCAACACTCCGAGCGTATGATGTCTTCGCAATGTAGTTGCCAGAGGTTGAACTTCCAGCACTGAAGTTTGGGGTAGCCGACTTGCTCCATCCGCAGAAGACGACATCGCTGCCGTCCTGCGCCATCATCTTTTCGATGTAGGTCTTGTCGTAGGAGTCGTCGTGGTTGAACCAGCCCGTGTAATCAGATGTCGCCAGGTCAAGCCCCTTGGCTCGCTTGGCGTGTCCCCAGTCGTTGAGGTTTGGCTCCGCGTAGAACGTAGCCCCAGTATATAGCTTTCTAGCAATCTCAAGCGGAGTATCAGAAGCCAGAACAATAATTTCATCTGGAGGTCTAGTCTGCGCAAGAAGCGCAGCAACCGTCCGAATCATTCCCGCCTCGTTGTCGTGAACAGTCACAACTGCTGTGAACGTCGCCACGGATTCTCCCTATGATGTCTGTGGTTGATACTCCTGGCGTGTAGGGGATGTAAAGCATCTTGATGTTCCTAGCATCTAGCCACTCTTGGGTAATTCCAAGCTGCTTGAGCAGGTCGTCCCCCTGCCAGTCCGACCCGTGTGCAATGTAGGAAATCTCTTTGTCTCGGATAGAGTCAATGGTCTCGCCACTGTTCTCGTCACCGATGTTGACCGTCACATCGTCCACCCATCGGCAAGCCTCTAGCGACTCGATGCGCTCACCGAGTGAGAGGATCGGCTCTCGCTTGTACCTCTTGGTGAAGTCGTCGGTGTTTAGCGCGACGATGACCTTGCCGTACTCGCGGCACCTCTTGAGGAAGTTTGCGTGTCCGTAATGGAACAGGTCAAATGTTCCACCCACGTAGACCCAGGCGCTCATCAGCCCTTGTATTTGCCCTTGCGGTAGAAGTCCTTAAGCGTCTTCTTCTCTTCCTTGGTCATCTCAATGCTGATCTTTCTTGCGTCTGGGTTTGCCTTTCGTGCGGCCTCAAGTCGTGGCTTGTATCCAGCGAATCGCTTGGAGATTGCAGCCCCTTCTGCAACGGCACGCTGCGCTCGCGCAGAAGTTCCAGCAACGTATCCAATACGAAGACCAGTCGAAGAATCTCGTGCCCCAGCAGACGAGAAAAACTGCTGTCCCTTCTTGACAATAACCTTGACACCAGCAGATCGAGCCTTGGCGATTGATGCTCGGTTCTTCTTTGCTGCTCCAGGCTTCACCTGAACGGTAGTGTCAAACCCGCGAAGGCTGCTCTTTACCGCATCTCGTAGGTCATCACGGGCAACAGAGTCCCATCCAGTCTGTCCAACCGCCTTGTCCTTGCCCTGCGCGGCATATCGACCAATCTTCTTCTTTGCCATATTACTCCTTTACCCCGAACGCCTTGTCCTCTGGGTTCAACCAGCGGATGATGACTGGGACAACGGCAGCGATTCCAGCGGAGATGATGGACTTCCATCCATCGGTGTCAAAGTTGAATGCACCGCCGCCAAGGGCGATGAACTGCGCGAGGCAGGCTGCGAGAAACGAGCGTCCCCACGACGCGATTACTGCCTGAGTAGACTTGCTCATTATATCTCCTACTTCTTAATGATGACGCACCGCTTGTACGGAGCCTCACCCTTGCTTGAGGCGATTGCCTTCAATTCCTTCTCTGTGACGATGCAGGAATACTTCTCTGCCTTGAGACCTGAGAATGTTGGGTCAGCGAACTGGAACCCGAACTCCTTGTCCCAGACTGCTGCGGCCATATGGCCATAGGTTGCGCCAGCGTGCCGACCGACGAACCGCTTGTGCCACGCGCTGATTGCCTGTGGCGGGTAGAACCGAGCGGCCTGGACGTTGATGACGACTGCGGCACCAGCCTTAAGGCTCTTGACCACATCGTCCCAGTCCCGCGCCCATCGACCGTTTGCGCCGAGGACCTTGCAGGTCTTGATGATCTCGGAGAGGTCAGTGGCATTGTCTGCGACACCAGGCTTATCCTTACGTCCAGTTGCCTTCTCCTTGGCTGCTACGCCCTCCCTAGCGGTAATCTCCTTGCTGAGAACCCACGAGGATGCGGCTGCGCACGAGGACGGTCCACAGTCATCAAGCACGCCGCCCTTCTCTACGAGTGGGAGCTGCGAGCGAATCTTTAGCCTAGGCACCACATTCCTCCAGAACTTCTTCGTTATCCTTCAATTTCCTTAACCTCTTTGGCTTCAAGAACCGCATAGGTTGCTCCGCCGCCAAGGATGCCTGCGAGGGTGAGGGCGATGTCTCGATCTGCGCCCTTCTCTTGTCGGCGGTCAATCATCTCCTGCGCACGTAGCCCCTCTGCCAGCGTGGGGGTCATTAGCCCTTCCTCCACTGCGGAGTGAACGTAGTCGCGGACAAGGCCAGCGAGGTCGCCTGTTGCCTTGATGGTCTTCGCCTGCTTCTTCATCACGTTGACGGCGTGCTGTCGAAGACGCTCGTGTGGCTCGGTCAGATGTTCACGCTTGTGCTTACCGAGTGTGATTCGGCTGATGTATTGGGCGTTTTCTGCGAGCCATTCAGAGATCTTTAGATCAGGAACTCCGTCACGCATCTTCTTGTTGATGGTCTCGACCAGCGGGCTACGGCAGACGTGGCAGCCAGTTAGGACTGGTGCCAGCTCGGTCAAGCTGAGATACCCTGCAATCTGTCTAGCGCCTCTTGGATAACAAGTTCCTTCTGCTCTGCATCAAGGAGACTGTCAAGTTGCGCTCCGATTGCGGTAAGGATTGATTGAGCCTTGGCACGTTCCATTGCCTCCGTTCGGATCAGGTACGACACCCTCTTGTGCTGATGTACCTCGGCAAGAATTGGCAGGTCTTCAATCGGGCATTCAATCATTGCCTGCTCATCCCCAAGGGCAGATAGGTATGAAAGCCTTTCTGGCAATACACCCGCGCTGCTTGCAAGGATTTGCGTGTAGTTCTGAATGTTTGCATCGTAGGAATACACTTCCTGCGTCCTACTTACAAACGCATTTGCAAGGTCGCTTACAATCTGGTTGTCGCTAATGATTTCTGCCATAATTACTCCCTATAC